GACAAGAGTCTCACTGACCCTGTCACCGGAGAAATCGACCCTGACAAGTTCGATGCGGCCGCGGCTAAGTGGACTAACCAGAACGGGACCAAGGCGCTCGACTTTGTCAATGAATACCTCGGTGCCGGCCTATCCACGGTTGAGAAAAGTTACTACAACGACATGCAGACCCTAGAAAAAGCCGGGTACTTCGATAAGCCTCGCTACCAAAACATGACCTCCGGCCTCACCGAGGATGAAATCGATTCCCTTGCTGACCGGGTCGATTCAGTCCGGGTGGAGAACCCCAAGCTCCAAGAGGAGTCATGGGAGCGCACGGCTCGCCGCCTTCTCGCCGACAGCCTCGAGGACGACGAACTCCGGGACGTCACCAACTCCCGGAAAGAAAAGTATCAGTCCGACGAACTCGAAGAACTCAAATTGCAGTATGGAAAGGAGCTTCTCTGGTTCAACCCACGCGCGTACTGGTCCTCCCACGAGAATTACACCCCCGGTCAGGCGAAGCGCTCCGGGACCTCCCGCTTCTCACCCGGCATCAAGCCTCCTTCTATCAAGATAGGGCCCAAGCTGTAATCCTTCATAATTTGCCCCCATCACGTATACTCACACATGAGGTGTAAAAGTGTCTGATTCGCCTAGTTCTGCACCGGCCTCCCCCTCGGAGCCACCTGCAGCTTCTCCCGAACCAGAATGGCTGAAGCTCGACCCGGCCAAGCTCCAAGAGAGCATCGCCGAACTTCGGGCCAACAACCAGGATTTCCTCCGTCTATTCAATACCGAAGTTGGCAGTGTGGCTGCTCGCAAGTACAAGCCGGAGATTGATGCTCGGGAACGGCAAATCGAGGACCTGCGGAAGCAACTCCGCAAGACCGAGATTCAAGCCATGCCGGAGCGTGACATCGAGGCCCAAATTGCTTCAGACCCGGACTTCGCGAAGGAGTGGGCTGAGCTTATTCACTATAAGCCTACAGCATATGAGGAAGACCCGACTCCCCAGATTTTGGAAGCCTACGAAGATGCAGTCCAGACGGCCCTTTCGCGAGGGGTGACTCAGGCCTTCATCGATCAGGTGACGGAGAAGGCGGCTCAAGGCGGTTACCGAAATGACGACGTTGAGTCGTGGCAGACCACCTTCAGGCGATTCGAGAAGGACCTCACCAACGAGGCCCTCCGTGTCACGAAATCTGGCTCGCCGTCCTCCCCTGCTGTCAACAATGCCCTGCTCAAAGGTGGCCCCGACGGCTCCGGCTCGCGCCGTGGAGATGATTCAGGATTCCGCGCCGAATTTAAGTCCGTGCGAGAGTTCAAGAACCTCCCCGCAAGTCGTCGTGCTGAGGTTGTCGCCGACACTGCCGGGAAGAAGTACGTAGAAGAACTCATGGCAAAGGGATAACAATGTCTGTAGACAACTTCATCCCCGAAATTTGGGCTGACAAGTTCCAAGAGGTCCTGGACCCAGCGCTGGTTTACCCCAAGTGCTGCAACACGGACTACGAGGGGGAAATCAAAAACTTCGGTGACACTGTCCGAGTCAACACAATCGGGCCTGTCACCATCGCTCCGTACACGAAAGGCACTTTGAACCTCGTCCCCGAGGTAATCAACGGTGCCGGTCAGCCGATGAACATCGACCAAGCTGACTTTTTCTTCTTCGCGCTGGACGACGTGGACAAGGCGCAGGTCAAGGGCTCCGTTATGGAGGCGGCGATGAAGAGAGCATCCTTCGGGATGAAGAACTCCATCGACACCTTCGTAGCGACCCTCATGGCCGCCGGGGTTCATGAGGACAACATCCTCGAAGTCACCGGCACAACGAGTTCCTCCTTCGCCCAGCCTATTCAGGTCGGCGTTGGCCAGAAGTCCGCATACGAACTCCTCGTGATGCTCACCACCCGCCTCAACAAGGCCAACGTGCCGGACGGCGAGCGCTGGTGCGTCATCCCTCCGGACTTCGTGGAGCAGCTCCTCCTCGACCAGCGCTTCACCAGCTTCGGCACCGCCTCCGCGATGGCCGCTATCAAGGAAGGCTCGACTGCCGGCGGTGAGCTCGGTCAGCTCGGTTCCGTCCTCCGGACCCTCCTCTCCATGGACATCATGGTCAGCAACAAAGTCCCGGTTGGTGGCGCTGGCAACGGAGTCTTCACCATCCTCGCCGGGTACAAGGGAGCAACCTCCTTCGCATCGCAGATTGCTGAGGGTCAGCCCGAAGCATTCCGCTTGCAGGGCGGCTTCGCCGACGCAGTCCGCGGTCTCCAACTTTACGGCGGCAAGGTCTTTGAGCCTGCTGGCCTCGTCTCCGCCTACGTCGACTTCGTCTAAGGAGCCCAGACATGCCTCACATCGTTGTTCCTTTGACTGCGCTTCCCATCAACACATTCTCCGCAAACCTCGTAGCCGCCGGAGCAGCAGTCGCCGCGGCTGACACCTTCGAGATCGATGTTCGTAACCGGACAGACGATCTCGTCATTGTCATCGGAGCTACAGGTGCCGGCAACACTGTTGTCACCTTTAACGCCGGGGTAGACCCGCCGAGCAAGCGTGAGGGTATTGGGAACCTCGCTCCCACCGCCATCGCGACTACCGAGACTCGCGTCATCACCCTCGAAGGTGGCCGGTTTATTCAGGCCAACGGAAAGATCACTGGTTCGGTCGCTACCAACGGCGCCCGAATGTTTGCCTACCGTATCTCCCGGAAGGGATAGGGTAACAGTCAGGGTCGGGACATCGCTCCGTGTGGGTTCGGTCGCTTACCAAGAGCCATCAATCCCGGCCCTGACAACATCCCCATCGATTGTTTCGGGCCTCGCCCGTACCCTTTCCCATCCGCGCCAAATCGACATCCCCAACGGATATTACCATGGCTGCCATTGTAGCTGACTCCACCCCTGTCAACGTCGAGGGGCTTACCCGGCCTGAGTTCCTTCGTCGCCTTGCCATTGAAACTGGCATGGCAGTGACCGGTGTTGCCACTGTTTCCGCAGTTAATGGGTCCTATCTGATTGACGAGACCCAACTCAAAACGCTCCAATCCAGCCCTTCCGAGTGGAAAGGTGGCTGGTTGCGAATGGCCTCAGGCGCCAACGCCGGGGTCATTAAGCCCGTTGTAGACTTTGTACCCGAACTCGGCAAGCCTATCGTCGAGCCCTTCTTCTTCCAGCCGGTCGCCGCCGGAGACCACTATGAGCTTTGGAAAGTGAATCCAACCATAGTGCTTTCCGTCCTCGACCAGTGCCTTACCTCCGAACTGTATTCACCCTGTTGGACGGTGCTAAGTGACATCCCAGATTACGACATGGAACAAGCTGACCTCACCCATTGGAGCGCCGGAGGCTCGGCAAACATCTCCAAGGTCACTTCTCACCCACGGCTCTTCGGGGAGCGACACCTGCGTGTCGTGTCTTCTGCACCGGGAGATTATGCTCGCTCAGATCTCTTTGGTGTTGAGCCGGGAAAGCAATACCACCTATCCGCAGTAGCCCGCTGCATTGCCCCAAACACTACGGCGCGCCTAATCGCATGGGATGAGACCCACGATGTAGAAATCGGGCACCACGACAGTAACCGCCTGTTCCCCGTGCGAATTGCTTTTCAGACATTTACGGCTCCTCGGGAATGTTACTCGGTCTCCTACCGGCTTGCTAACGTCGAACCCGGTGTGACCACCGAATGGGACGAGATCTGCAGCTTCCACACGGCTAGCCCGGACATCAGCCTCCCATGGTGGGTGACGCAGCCTGATCAGGTCAAAGGCACCTTCAACTTCACCCCGCTGACGTTCAGTAACAACCTGTGGGACTCGGTCCTCCGCGGCGAGGTTGACCGGCGATTCGATACTATCAAGAACTTCGGAGGCGGGGTCGCCTTCAAGGCTCAGGCTCGATTCGGGTATCTCGCATGGCCTATATTCATCCTCGGCATCCGGCCCACTACGGCCTATGCGGATGATATTGAGGTCAAGTACGTGGACCTGAACCTACTCACCGCGGCTGTGAAATTTAAGCTCTACAAGTACCACTCCCAGCCTATGGTTACCGGCCTGCTCGACGCGGACAACTTCCGAGCCATGCTTGGGAACGCGGAGCACGACTGGACAACAATGGCTCAGAGCCAATCCACGGACCTCAACCGGGTCATTGACAGCCCAACTCCTTGGGGCCGGTTCATTGACCACAGATTCACCTATGGAGAAGCCTAATGGCCCGATTGCGAACTCCATTTGTCTCCGGGACAATCACGGATAACCCGCTCGCCATAGGCGCAACGACCCTCAATGCCGCCGGGCTCGCGGGCCTCCCAGCCGTAGTCGCCCCCAATACAGTCGCGCTCATCCTTGACCCCACGGGGGTAGGTGGTGCGCCTGAGGTCGTCTTTGTAACCGCCCATACCGCAGTCGCCACCAGTGCAACCATCTCCCGCGGCCAAGAGGGGACCGTAGCTCGAGCCCACCTTGTCAACACTATCTTTGTCCATGCGCCGACTGTCTTTGACTTTGGCTTTACAAAGGGAGCGGATATTGCCTCCGCCTCGGCCCTTACACTCCCGGCCAGCAGCGCGGACTACTTCAACGTCACTGGGACTACCACCATCACCTCCATCAGTGCCCGTGAGGGCGGCCGGCGTATAGCACTGAAGTTCAACTCGGCCCTCACCGTCAGCCACAATGCGAACATCATTCTCTCCGGAGGCGCAAACCTCACCGTTGCGGCCAATACTGTTCTTGAGTTCGTCTCCGAGGACGGCGGCATCTGGCGTCAGGTTGGCCTTTCCCCGGCGGTAGTCACCACTCACGAAGCCGCCAGCGACCCCCACACCGGGTATGTTAGGGAATCTGATGCCCCCGGCGGCGAACTCGGCGGCACCTACGCGAGCCCAACTGTTGATGCCACACACTCCGGCTCCGCCCATCATACTCATACAGCTAACCAAGCAGTTGGCAGTCAGATAGTACTTCCTACCAACAACGCCGCAGTTGATCTTGCTTCAGTCTCTCTTGTCGCCGGGACCTACCTTGTTATTGCCAGCGGAGTCGTATGGAGTAACAGTGGAGTCTTCGCTAACTGTCTTATTACTATAAATGTGAACGGCGGGGACGTGACCTTTGTGGATGTTTCCGCTGTGCTCGACAGGTATTCCGGCTTCAGCATGTCTCGCATTGTCACCGTTGGGAGTACGCAGACAGTAAAGATTACTGGTAAGCAGAGTCAGAGTGCAAATGGGATTTACTGTAATGGAAGCCTGTTGACCTACGTCAAACTCACATAGGGAGAATCACATGGACAAAGAATTCGAGGAGTTCAAAGAGCTTTGGGCCAACCGGGATACCCGCGAGGACGCCAAGGCGAAAGCAGTTGCCTATGTCAAGGCCAACGATAAGGAGCTTTCGCTTCTCTTCGATGGGCTGACCATTGAGCAGTTCGTCCAGCAGGTAGACCTGTACCGTGCCCAAGGCCGGGAGGACATGGTGACCAAAGCGGAGATGTGGAACCTCGCCAAGATCCCTCCGCAGCGAATCATTGGGAGTTACGGCCCGCCCCCTGAGGTCAAACGATAATGGCACTCACGCTTACCCTCACAATCGCCCGCGCACAGGCGCTGCTCACCGACCTCAAGACCTTCATCGACTCCGGCACAGCCGCGGTCATTGAGATCTATTCCGGCACCCAGCCAGCCGATGCGGATGCCGCTGTAGGTGGTGGCACCAAACTTGCTACCCTTACCATGTCAGCCACCGCTTTTGGAGCCGTTACTGACAACAACCCCGGCGCGATTATGACCGCTGCGGCTATCACCCCAGATGCTTCCGCTGACGCCACTGGTACCGCTGCGTGGTTCAGGATGCTAACCCAAGCCGGTGGGACGAATATCCTCGATGGCTCCGTAGCCGTCGCCGGTGCGGATATGAACTTCAGCACAGTCGCCTTCACCGCCGGGTCGCAAATCGAGATCACCTCCATGATTATGTACATCGGCGAGACCGATGCCCAGACCTACCCGTAGGAGCCCCACATGGGAAACCAGTTACTCCGCCAGAACCAGATGCGCCCGAACGCACCGCAGGTTATCTCGTGGCCTTTCACCGTAGCCGATGACCGGACAGAGACAAAGGGCACTGAGCATTTTCACTGGGGCATCACGGCCTATCATCATCTCGATGAGCAGGGAAACTTCTCGGATGCCGTGAGCATCGAGGTCGAGGCCGACAACGAGCCACAAGCCATCTCCCGTGCCATGGAGATTCTGGAGAGGGCGAACTATCGGGTGAGCTGGGTGCGGGAGGCCTGCACCACGGACCCCCAGGTGAGAGGTGAGAAGTGACCCCGGAGGAGTTCGTCATCGCCTTCGACGAGCAGCTCAATGAACTTATCCGCGCTCGCGACGTTGTTCGGACGCTCATCACTGTCGCGCCGGAAATCAACAACAACGCCGAGAACAACATCAAGGACTTCATCAGGGACCACATCGAGGCGGCTACCGACGCTATCGTCGCCCTGGAATTGAGCTAACCAGTGGCCGCGCCGAACGGCCTGATAGTCGCGTGGCCCTCGGCCTCGGCCATCCCTTCGGGCTGGAGCCGTTACACCGCGCTCGATGACAAGGTGCCGAAGCCTTCGAGCAGCAGCATCGGCACGACGGGCGGCGCTGACACTCACATTCACACTACCGCCAGCCACACCCACGGGGAGGGGCACAACCACCTTGCCTCCTACACCCACACCTCTGCCGGGACAGGAAGCAACACGGGCGGCACCGGATACACAGGAACCGGTGCCCACTCGGTAGGCTCCGCCGGGGCTTCAACAGGGACGACTGGAGCGGCATCAGGCAACTCCACCTCCGCAAGCTCCCTCACCATCGCTCGCTATTCGGTTCGCTGGATTCAGTCCAACGGGACGACGGACATCCCTGTGGGCGCAGTCGCGTGGACGAACCAGTCCACCCTGCCGACCGGCTGGCAGGCCCATGGCTCGTCCAACTACTACCTCCGGGGCGCTGCCACCGGCGCTAATGGCGGTGTGGCCACCGATGCGACGACCCACTTCGGCCAATATGCGCATCAGCACACGCACAGCAACGCCGCTCACACGCACAGCCTCATCGGGAGCACCGGGGCGCACAGCTTCTCAGGCGAGCAGGACGCGGCTGGCGGTGGGGTGCTGCTCGCGAGCGGGGCTTCGACTCACTCTGTCAGCGCGGGCACCCTCGCCTCCGCCGCGCACGGCACGCAGAACGTCGCTTCCGACTCGACCTTCTCGGGGAACGACACAGTTGATCTGGCGTTTTACAAGCTCCGCCACATAGAGGCGACCTCAGCGGTGAGCGCACCCCTCGGGGTTATCGGCATGAAGGCCGATACGACCGTCCCCTCGGGCTGGATTGCCTGTGCCGGGGCCAGCGGTAGTCCGAACATCAACGGCTCAGGGCGCTACATCAAGGGAGCGAACGGCGCGGGGGAGATAGGCACGACGGGCGGCTCCAATACCCACACTCACTTCGCGACCCACGCGCACACCGCGACCGGGACGGCTGGAAGCACCCACAACAACTCGGGCGTCACGACCGCAGCCCCAAGCGCAACGCTGAACATTAGCAACAGCGCCGGGCCGGGCTTCCCGTTCCCCTCCAGCAGCCACACCCACACCGGCAGCACCGCAACGAGCGGTGTCCGCACCGGTAGCGTCACGGGTGATAGTTCCACACTCTTTCAGTCGGTAAATCACGAACCCGCCTACGTCCAGATGTTCTTCATCATGTCGCTGGGTTCGGTCACCATCTCCGCGACTAGCCGGTTAGTCCTCCCCTTCCCTGTCATGTCAAGTGCCGGTCGCCAGCGCAATTTCGGGCAATCTATCCTCACCCTTCCCTTCCCGGTACTGAAAGCCCAAGGTCGTAAGCTTGCTTTTGACTTTCCTAAGACACCTCTTATAGATAACTTCTCCGGTGGAAATGACACAGACATTGATAACCGTGTAGCTGTTCCCTCCGGTCGAGTCTGGGACACTCCTGTCCCCACTATGATTACGAATACTCCAGACCCTCTTAGAATAATTAGTGGGGCTGAGCTATCTGGTACCTCATTATTCTCCTCAGGCTTAATCTCCGGAGTTGAAGACCGGACTACCCAACCTGTTGAGTTCTACTTCTTCGTAGACTTAATGGGAGCCATCGGCTTTTGGTTCATTACTACCGGCGGCACCGTAGCCACAACCAATGGCTATGCAATATCAGTCTCCGGCACCGATGTTACTGTTCTCCGGGTAGTTAACGGTTCCTTCGTTGGGCTTGTCGGTGTTTCTATTGCCAGCTTCCCCGGTGACTCCGTAGGAATCCGGCATGACCCAGACGGAACCATCCATGTCTACCATCAGCATTTCGTAGGAACCGGGTACTATGAGATAGCTACCATCGTCGACAACAGCACTTTCTCCGGGCAGTTTGGATTCCTCCTCAACGACAATTCCAGTATCCTTAACTTCGGTGGCGGTAGCCCCGGGGCACTGGCTACCAGCCGTCTCATTCTCCCCTTCCCGGTTATGGCTTCCTCCGGTGGGCAGCGGGATATAGGCACCAGCCGGCTTATAACCCCCTTCCCAGTCCTTGCTACCAACGGTCGTCAGGCCTTTAAGTCCACCTCTATCCTTACCCTCCCGGCTCCCATCATGGCAGCTACCGGGCTGGAAAAGGATCTGGGCACCTCCAGGCTAATCGTCCCCTTCCCGGTGATGTACTCTCAGGGCTTGCACACGGATATTCAGGGTGTAGCTCGCCTTATCCTACCCTTCCCAGTCATGAAATCCATCGGTATCATGGAGGGCGGGGCTAGAGCTTACCTGATTCTCCCTTCACCTATCATGTCCGCAGTGGGGCGGCAGCGGGACTTCGGCACCTCTCGCCTAATCCTTCCGTTTCCTGTCATA